AAGCTCTACAGCTTTAATAGAAGATCCACCTGTAGTAACGACATCTTCTAATACTGTTACTTTAGTTCCTTTTGGAAACTCTGGTCCCTCTATCCATGCTCCTGTACCATGTCCCTTTGGTTCCTTACGAACTATAAGAGCATTAATAAGTCTCATGTCCAATGCAGAACAAACTGCAACACCAGATACTAAAGGATCAGCACCAAGAGTAAGACCTGCTACTACCTTAGTATCAACATGCTCCAACATCATCATAGAAGCAAGTGTTAATCCTCTTCCTGTTAATGTAACAGGTTTGCAATTAACATAATGCTCACTAGTCTTGCCAGAAGAAAGTTTAAACTCTCCTTTCTTATAAGCATTTTCTTTCAATAATTTTAATAATTCTTCTTTCATTTGAATTTACACTCCACCATAATTTCTGTAAGACATGCCAGCATATTTATCTCCTGATCAGCAACAAAGGCTATTTGGAACTGGTACTTCGCAATAATAAGAACGGCAGCAGGAATAGTGTTAGGGACAAGGGATTCGTAAAGACTATCGTAGATGCGACGAAATAGTACAGTAGTATCATTGTCCAAATTACTGTTGACCCACTTACGTACTTCAGGAAAGTTTTTTTCTTTAAGGTTTTTAATGAGATCATCTACTACAACATCTGAAAATGCAGCTAATATTCCACTATCTATCTTACCAGCAACAGCATATCTCTGACATTCATTTAGTACCCTTCTCCAATCAGGAAAATGTTTATTGACTAATTCGGCAAGAACTTTCTTATCAAAATCAATCTTTTCTTGTTCTAAGATATATACAAGTCTATTAAAAAATTCTATTGCAATCTTTTGCTTATGCTTTTTCTGAATGCCAAACTCAACCACAACGCATCTCGAATGGAGGGGTTCAATGATTTTATTTTTGTAATTACAGGTGAAAATGAATCTGCAGTTTTTGGAGAACTCCTCAATAGACGCTCTAAGGAGGAGCTGTACGTCGGAAGTGGTATTGTCTGCTTCATCGATGATGATGACTTTGTGTTTCGAGTCACTCGTAAGAGAGACTGTAGATGCGAAGTTCTTGGCGTTATTCCTAACAGTGTCAAGAAACCTGCCTTCATCCGATCCATTAATGACATAAAAATCTACTCCTAACTCCTTACAGAGTGCCTTTGCCACAGTAGTTTTACCAACACCTGGCGGTCCTGCAAGAAGCATATTTGGTATTTCACCCTTATTTAGAAAATCACTAAAGGTTTTCTTAATATTCTCTGGGAGAATACAGTCTTCAATTTTTTGTGGTCGATATTTCTCAACCCAGATAAAGTCACTCATAATAATAGAATTAAACTGGCGTGGCTGGGATCGAACCAGCGACAGGCTGATTAACAGTCAGCTGTTCTACCTCTGAACTACACGCCATTGGTTTGCCATCATTCCAATGACGGATTACTCCGCTAATAATAAAACAGTTAGTGATGAGATAAGATATGAAAATAACAGAACGTACCAGAACAATGTAGTTGTCGTAGCGTCTAGTTTTTTCGTCAGAGAAACTACCCAACGCATATTTCCATATCCTCCATAACTTAATCATCAACCAAATGTAGAATCAGGTTCTAATGCAATGTAATACTTAAGATCACAACTAGTATTAGTGAACTTAGATAAAAGTTTCTGTGATACAACTACATCATAGGCACCAGGAATAATTTTAATATTCTCTACCTTAAAGTTGAAAGAGAACTTTTTATCTGTCTCACCAACTACAACAGCAAATTCATTAGAAGTATCATTCTTCTTATCACGAACAACAAGTTTAACAACACCTGCATCACCAACTGCTGCAAGATCAGGAAGTTGATACACTGCAGCTGCCTTAAGAAGTTTTTCTAATGCAATACTATCTAACTGAAAATGTACATCTTCAGAAGGAAGTGTAATCTCTTTTTCAGGTGGAGATATAATAACTGCAGGATCTGCATAGAAATATTTTACTCTACGCTTACCTTCACGAATATTAAGATAAGATTCTGGAGAGAAATCCATCTCAGGATCTTGATGTAAACTCAATCCATTTAAGAATTGATTTAAATCATAAATTCCAAACTCACGAGGGAACTCCTCATCAATCTGAGCTTCTGCAAGAATATTCTTGGCAACAGATATTGTACGAAGTTGTGTACCTTGCTTAACAAGAATTGAATTGTTAATACCAGCAAAGTTTTTGAGAATAGTTAAAGTTTTATCAGAGAGATTCATAATTAAGGCATGTTGTGATCAATGTTTCCAGTTGTAATTGAAGGTTTACCGTAGTGTTCATCAAAATGTAGTAATAGCATAGCATAATGTATGACTTTCATCAAGTCCTTCTTATTTTTTCCATCTTTACTACCATAGCGACTACCATACTTAAGTATGTTTGCTTGACAGAAATCTGAAGCAAGATCTCTAGATGCCATCAAGTCTATTGTTTGAACATTACGAAACTCATGTTTGTTTCCAGTATAATGTCCATTGTAAGTTCCTGATACATACTCTTTAATATCTTTAAGGATTTGTTCCTCATGATACTTGTTCCTGCTGTCTGTCATTTCTGCAAGTTCCTCTTTTGCTGCTTGTTGTGTCCACCCATCATTATATGGTGAATGTGCGTGTATATTTAGATTTAACTCTTCATAGTTTAAACCAACGTGATGTGCCATTGCATCATCATTATCAGAAAGTGTTGTAAATTCTGATGGATAATCAGATGCAGTATTACCATTGCCAACTACTCTTTCTGCTCTAGCCCGATCTTCTGGATCGGTGAAAGGGTTTTCTCTGTCTGGATCATTACGTTTGTAATCATACCATGCATCTGAATGTTCTTCTTTATCACTCATAATAGGATAATCCTCATCAAATGTTCCATCTAATATGGATGCTGCTAAACTCCATGCATTAACCATATTGAAATAAGAAATCGTTTACTAAACTCTCCGCTTTTTCTTTTCCAAACTTACCTTTAAGGTATCCACCTACTGGATCAAGTCTGGTCATGTAAGCATCGAAGTCTTTATATTCACTAGTATCAGTACCAGTGGGTTTTTCCAATTCTAACATAAATTTGAAGTTAGTCAAGTATTCTTTGAACGTAGATAGATAAGCATTAACTTCTTCCATCTTACAATACCTAACAAATATATTCTCTGAGAAATGATTACCCATTTCAAAAAATCTATAATCCTTTTCTGCTTTTGGTAATCCTTTTACAGAGAAAGAATAATTTTCTACAGGATGTTGAAAATCAAATACAACAATAACCCTCTTCTCATTGAATGCCATTAGATCCATACCAAAACATGGAAGATTAGATCCAGTCTTAGGATATAAGATATTATTGTAGATACATGAGTTTTCACTCCATATCTCAACCTCCCTCGCTTTAATGAGATATTGATTGGTATAAGTCTTGGCTAGGAGAGTAGTTCCTTTACTCTCCCAATTTGCCCAAACATTACCTACTCCATTATGGAGTGAAATTGCATCATGCAATGCAGCTTTATAATCTTTCCAGAGATTCATACTTCATCATGTTTATGTTTTAGTTTACCAGACATCTCATATGCTTCCCTGTTTCCACCATGACCATGTGCTATGCCTAGTTCATGCATTTTAGCATGTTCATCAATAGGATCACGTAAATCTTTTTTTCCTGGTCCTACTGTAAGCCACAGTCCATATCCCATAACAAAGAATAATAGTGCTACTATAATGAATACTAAAATCATTTGCCCTCCTCGTAAGCTTTGTCTTCTGCTCTGTTAAAATCAAAGTCAGCATCAACTTTATCATATAATTCCATGAATGACTGCTTTGTCTCATCATCAAATCTATTTACACAGACTTGAATTGCTTTTTCTTTTTTACCAAAAATAGAATAGGCACGAATAATATGCACCAATCTACGAGTACTAATAATCTCTTCAACACCACCATCATAGAAAGTTTTACGAATAATATCTGCCCAATCTACTAATCTTTGACAGAATAAAGGTTCATTAATACCTATACTATCTGCAACATTCATAAGAATCTTTTGTTCTGATGATGGTGCTGGATAATCCTGCTCAAAGGTTACTGGGAATCTTTCAAGGAAGGCTTCATTAAGCACGTTAGTTCCAATAAATCTTCCGTCGTCTGAACC